AGTTAAGCTCAGCTAAGAAATCTTCAGCGAAAGCCGCAGCAAAGAAGGCGGGTCGTCCCTACCCCAATCTTGTAGATAACCTGAGAGCAGCGAGGAAGAAATAATGGCTAAAACTCCAGCGTGGCAGCGGAAAGAGGGCAAGTCAGAGCAGGGTGGCCTGAATGCTAAAGGACGCGCTTCTGCTAAGAAGCAAGGGATGAACCTAAAACCTCCGGCTCCTAAGCCAAAAACCAAAGAAGATGCAGGCCGACGCGCATCATTTTGCGCTAGAATGGAAGGGCACAAGAAGAAAAATACATCCGCCAAAACAGCTAGAGACCCAAAAAGTCGGATTAATTTAGCATTGAAAGCATGGAACTGTTAACCTGTACAAAACGCAAGACGACCCAATTTTGTTAGAATTTGCAGCAATATATCTCCGCAAACTTGGCGGAAAATGAGGAATTAAACTATGACAATGCAGTATGACGTAAAGGCCGCGTATCTAAGCGTATCAGGCATTATTAACTCAGGTAGGGCGAGGCTTAAACAATTTACGTTTGCGGGTACCGGAGGTCAAACAGGTAAGTTAGTTGCTTTTGATTGCACTAGCGCTCCAACTACAACTGGCACATATGCTCAATCAGGGACTAGCACAGTAACAATAACAAGCACCGCACATGGGCTGGCTACCGGAGCTACAGTAGGTATCTCTTACAACTCTACTACGGGCGGATCTGCTACTGATGGCAACTACACAATTACGGTAACTGGGGCTAATACGTTTACTATCACTGACCCTAATATTAATACGCTTAGCGGCTCTCCTCCCGGTTGCCAATATGTTTCTGGAAATAATCGTTGGATTACAACGTATGCAACTTTAACAGGAGCTACAGCAACAACTAATATTCCAGTACCCGGAGAAGGGCTATTAGCTACGCAAGGAATATATTTATACTTCTCTAACATCGGTTTTGTGACCATTCACTACGGTTAAGCCATGACTACATCAGGCACTACAATTTGGAATCCTGACCTAGCGGAAATGATCGAGGAAGCATACGAAAGATGCGGAATCGAGATTAGAGATGGTTACGAATTTAGAACGGCCCGCCGGTCTCTGAATTATTTGCTGACTAACTGGGCTAACCGCGGTTTCAATATGTGGACTGTGGAGCAGTTGGACATACCTTTGATATATGGTCAAGGGCAATATAATCTTCCAGCAGATTGTGTCGACGTAGTTGAGCATGTGATTCGTCAGTATCAAGGTAATCAACAGCTTCAAACGGATCTGGTAATTCCGCGCATTGCGCTTCCTACGTATGCTGCAATCCCAAACAAGTTATCAACGGGGCGTCCGGTAGAAATCTATGTAGATCGTCAAAGCCCTATTCCTGTGGCTAACATCTGGCCTACGCCTAATTTGGATTCCTATATCCTGCATGTTTGGTACCTTCGTAGAATGCAAGACGCAGGGCAACCGGGGACTACAACGCTTGATATCCCATTCCGCTTCTATGAAGCGATGACCGCAGGTTTGGCCTATTATTTGGCTCAGAAAAAACCAGAGGCTTATGCCCGTATCGGTATGCTAAAAGCGTCTTATGATGAGGCTTGGGAGCTGGCAGCGGGCGAAGATAGAGATAAGAGCCCAGTAAGATTCATACCGGCGGCTGGCTATTTGATGGGTCGTGGGGGCTGGTAAATGGCGACTACATTTGCTAATGGGAAATTAGCTTTTGGTTTTTGTGATACTTGTGGGTTTCGATATCCGTTATCAAAGCTAAAGACCGAAGTTATTTTGGGCCATAGCATTAACATCAAGGCATGCCCACAGTGTTGGGACCCTGATCACCCACAAAATTGGGTCGGGATTATCGGTGCTCAGAAAGTCGCTAATGACCCGCAGTCCTTGTATAATCCAAGACCAGATAATAACCGTATAGATAGCTGTTCCGATTTTGCATTTAATCCAGTGGCAACTCAAACAATCTTGACTACGGTAAACAATGTATTTATAACTGGGTTTAACTCCTACATTCCGGGTACGGTCATAGTACCACCGCTACCGGGACCAAATCTTCTATAAGAGGTATAAGATGGCTACATTTGAAGGTTCCGCAAAAGATGTCCGTGAGGACAAAAAGCTTGCCAAAAAAAGAGGCATGAGTATGAAAGAATGGGAAGCTAGCCCAGCTGATGCTAAACACGACAAACAGAAGTCTATGAAAGGCCTTAAGAAAGGCGGAGTAANTTCTCTTGAAATGAAAAANTANGGCAGAAACCTTGCTCGTGCTATGAACCAGAAAAATGCTGGAAGAGGTCGCTAATGGCTATAGAAAACAAACCCGCTTCAGCTTATTACAAACGGGGACTAAACCCTAAGACTGCAGGTTACCCGAACAATATTGCTAACACTCAGACTGTTAAAGTTCGAGGTACCGGTGCGCAGACTAAAGCCACAAAGTGCAGCACTAAACTAGGGTAAAAGATGAGCCTTACTTATACTCAGCTAGCGACAGCTATTCAGCAGTTTACTGAAGTGAATGAGACGACATTCGTCTCAAATATTCCGCTGTTCATAACAAACGCTGAGACTATAATTAACAACACAGTACAGATGCCCGCGTTTCGTAAAAACGTGACGGGTAATTTTACTGTGGGCGTCCCTTATATCAATTTACCTACGGATTTTCTGTCTATCTTTTCTCTGGCGGTAATTAATGACGTCGATGGCAGCTATAACTACCTGCTTAATAAAGATGTAAATTACATTCGCGAGAGCTTCCCATATCCAACAGTTAGCGGGCTTCCGGGTTATTACAGCCTATTTGACAACACAGCTTTCCTAGTGGGCCCTACGCCGGACAAAGAGTATATTGTAGAGATGCATTATTATACATATCCGCAGTCTATAACTACGGCTCCTTCAGGCACTACTTGGGTCGGTGAAGAGTTTCCAAACGCCCTTTTGTGGGGTTCTATTGTTGAAGCTTACATTTATCTTAAGGGCGAAGCTGATTTAATTCAGACGTACCAGACTAAGTTCGAACAAGCATTAGGCCAGATGAAACAGCTTGGTGATGGCAAGAACCGTCAGGACGCTTATAGGACTGTTCAAGTTAGAGATCAGGTTAAGTAATGGCTATTACACAAGCACTTTGTTCTTCGTTTAAACAGGAACTCCTAGAAGGCATACATAATTTTTCTGCTGTCGGTGGGGATACTTTTAAGATCGCCTTATATAGTTCAACAGCTAACCTTAGCGGAGCCACTACAGTTTATACAACTGTAGGAGAGACTACGGGCACGGGATATACGGCAGGGGGTAAAACTCTGACTAATTTAGGCGCTTTTCTTTCTGGGACGACATCTTATACGAGTTTTGCTAACGCAGTATGGTCTAGCGCTTCTATTTCAACTGCTGGAGCCTTGATATATAATGCTTCTAAAGGGAACAAAGCGGTGACCGTTCTTAACTTTGGTGGTACGTATGCGAACGCAGGCACTGATTTTACAATAGTGTTCCCGACTAATTCACCCGCAACAGCGCCAATCATATTTAACTAATTTAACTGAGGCTATCTAATGCACAGCGAACTTCAAAATTTTGGTGATAACGCCGTAGCTAGTCTGCAGGCAAATGTTTCTAATGAGTCTTCTGTTGGAATGACCGGTAAGTACCATGTTGTTTGTCGCGACAAAGATGGTAACCTGAAATGGGAAGAAGAGTTTGACAACCAAGTAAATCAGGTCGGTAAGATCTTGATGCTTACGGCGCTATTGCAGACTACAACCACATTGGTTGGTCCATACTTGGGATTAGTATCTGGATCGTCAAATACATTTTCTCCTACAGACACCATGACATCTCACGCGGGTTGGACTGAGTTTACCAACTACACTGTAGGCGGCTCAGCGGTTCGTGGTACAGCGGTATTTGCTACTCCAACGGGCAACAACAGCACGACCCCCGGTTCTAACATTGTTACGGCTTCAGCTGCGGCGATTACTTACACGATCACAGGCGCAGGCGGTACGGTTGGCGGATGCTTCTTGGTTACGGGTTCAGGTGCTTCTTCTACACAGAGCAACACTTCTGGTACTTTGTATAGTTCTGGAGCATTTGGTACAGCTAAGATCACTACAGCGGGCGATACGGTAAGCGTTACGTACAGCACAACAGCTACATCTTAAGGAGCCGTAAATGGCCTTAGTGGTTTATGATCGAGTTCAAGAAACTACTGCTACCACTGGAACGGGCTCAATAACCCTAGCAGGTGCTGTAGCAGGGTATCAATCTTTCGCGGTTGTCGGCAACACCAACACGACCTTTTACTGTATCGTTAATAATGCAGCATGGGAAGTCGGTATTGGCACATACTCAACCACGGGGCCTACGCTTGCCCGCACAACTGTACTTTCAAACTCTAACGGCACTACATCTCCTATAACGCTAGTTGGCGCATCAAATGTATTCTGTACGTATCCTTCTGAGAAGTCGGTAAATCTCGACGCTAGCGGTAATGTAACTCCGCTCGGAACTATTGCTTCTGGTACTTGGAAAGGAACTACGGTTGGTGTTGCTTATGGCGGTACAGGTGTAACGTCTTCTTCTGGAGCCAATTCTGTCGTTCTTCGGGATACCAACTCCAACATCACAACTAATAACGTCTTAAATGGATACACAGCGGTTGTGTCTGCGGGCGGTACTACAGTTTTAACGGCGGCTTCTACGTACTATCAAAAATTGTCAGGTACTCTGACGCAGACATTTCAGCTACCGGACGCTACAACGCTACCTAATGGCACAGCTTATGTCTTTGATAATGACTCTACGGGTGTTTTAACCATTACAAATAATGCATCCGCTACAGTAGATACCGTGGCCGCTGGAGCGTTTGACTACATTTATCTAGAAGATAACAGCACATCTGCAGGATCATGGGGTTCGTATTCATTTATTCCAGCTGCGTATGACTTTAGTAATTCTACAGCCTCTTTCGGCAACGCAACGATTACAAATGCCACTTGGAACGGTAATGCTATATCTTCTGGCTACGGCGGCACAGGGTTAACAACTTTCACCGCGGCTAACTACGCGCTTTACTCTACTTCGGCTTCAGCCCTAACGGCTGGCACACTTCC